CACCCTTACTACAGGTGATGTGCTTGCTTTCCTTTCAACAGACTTCATGCCAATCGCGGAAGCAGGTGAATCTTCCAGAACCGCAGTAGAAGCACTTGCTGTTGATGGTGCTGTTGATGTTGTTGTAACTAAGGATGCAGGAACTGCACTTCCTCCAAGTGCAACTTTGTATGCTGCTATTAAGGGTGATGGTACTGGTGGTAAAGTAACATTTACTACAGATGGTAGTGGTTCTATCACTTCATCTGCAATTGAAGCAAGAGGATCGGGTTATACTTATGGTAACGTTATCCTAGCAACTGGTACAGTCTTCACAGATGCCGCTCTAACCGCTGCTGCGAGTGCTTTTGCTGGTACTGCTGCTCTAGAGGTTGTAATCGGTCCTGAAGGCGGTCATGGTGCTGATGCAGAGGACGAACTCTTTGCGAAGAGAATCATGACGAACATTCGTTTGACTTATGACGAAGGTTCAGGTGACTTCCCCGTTGATAATGACTTCCGTCGCATCGGTATCATTCAAGACCCATATTCATACGGAACTACAAACTTTGCTGCTGACAGCACTCTTCGTGGCACATATGCAATGAAGATTAATGGCGCATCTGCTGCTTATGTTCCTGATGAAGTTATTTCTCAGGATGTTGGTTCTGGATGGTATGCATATGGAACTGTAGTTTCTTGGGATGCTACTAACGGTATTCTAAAGTATTATCAATCTCCAGATCTACATACTTCGGGTGGTAAAGTTTACGGATTTACTGGTGGAAATAACGTTGTAGGTGCTACCTCAACTGCTTCTGGCGCAATTGATTCTTCCCAGAATGGTGTTCTAGCAGATATCACGTTTGCATCAGGTCAAGCGAACCCAGAAATTGAACCAAACTCTGGAGAAATCGTATACATAGAGAATAGAAGACAGATTACTAGAGCTGCTGACCAAATTGAGGACATCAAACTAGTAATTGAATTCTGATCAGTTAGAATTAGAGATCTTGCGAGATGCCCCAAAAGACGAACCTGAACGTAGCCCCATTCTACGACGACTTTGACCAGGACAAAAATTTCTACAAAGTTCTATTCCGTCCTGGGTATTCCATTCAGGCGAGGGAATTAACGCAACTTCAATCTATTCTACAGAATCAGATTGAGCAGTTTGGTAAGTATGCTTTCAAACAGGGTGAACTTGTCATCCCTGGTGAAGTAGGTCTCAATACTAAACTAAATTTTGTAAAACTATCATCAGTTTCCGAAATTCCTGTCAATCAGGATGGTCAAGTTGTATACAAAAAATATGATGTAACCCAACTTAAGTCACAAAGACTTAGAGGATTAACATCTGGTGTTATCGCAACTGTTGTTGATGCAACAACTGCTACCGAAACTGCTGCTGATGTAGTTTATGTGAACTATAGTAATAGTGGTGATGCTGGTAATGAAGAGACTTTTAGACAAGGAGAAACTCTAGAAGTCGTTGATGGTGTTAATACACCTCTTTTAGTTGTAGGAACAGACGGCAGTGTTCTACCAACTAGTATTTCTATAACTGATCCAGATACAAAAGAGGTATCAAGTTTAGAAAGTCCTGCAATGGGATATGCTTCTGCTGTAAAAGTAGAAGAAGGAATTTACTTTGTCAATGGTTACTTTGTAAAAAATAGTGCTCAACTATTAGTCATTGACAAATACTATGATAAACCATCTGCAAAGATTGGTTTTAAAATTACAGAATCTATTCTAACTCCAGAAGAAGATGGTTCTTTATATGATAATGCAATTGGATCTTCTAACTATACTGCTCCAGGAGCACATAGACTCCAAATTGTATTAAATTTAGTTAAGTATTCTCTAGAAGAGATTACTGATAAAAACTTTATCCAACTAATTTCTGTATCTCGTGGTATTGTACAGAAACAAGTAGTACAAACAGACTATAATTTATTAGAACAAACACTGGCACGTCGTACATATGACGAGTCTGGTGATTATGTTGTTGACAATTTCTCTCTTGACTTTAGAGAGTATTATCAAAAAGATGGTAACCTTGGAATTTATCCACTTGATACATCTACCAATACGGTAAATGGTCTATCAGAATCTGAAGCAAATGATAAATTGCTCGCTACTATTGGACCAGGAAAGGCATATGTAAAAGGTTTTGAAATTGTAAACAAAGAAACCAAGTATGTTCCTGTCAACAAAGCAAGAGAAACTCTTGACAGAGAAGATATTCGTTTGAAGACCAAAGGTCTTCCAACATATAAAATTACTAATACATTTGGTTCTGTTCCTTTGAACGCAGAGGGAGCAGATCTTACTGCATATCCAAATCTTTTCCTATCTTCGGCATTTAATGACGGTTCATTGGGTCTTAATGATACCGAAGGTGATAACGATTCTAAACAGACTCTGAGTCGTAGAGGAAAATATTTTGACACTAATATTGGTATCAAAACAATTTACATTGATATCAATGCTGCATATGCAAACACATATTCAACTCTGACTGATGCTAATTTTGAGAGCACTTTGGGAACACTATGGTTTATTCAAACCAGAACCGATGCTGGTGAACCATCAGTAGCAGCATCTGTAAATTCAATTGCTTTCTCTAAAGTACAAAGACTGGAAGTTAATAGTTCTTCTAGCAAAACATATCTAGAATTAACCATTACAGGAAGAAAAGATTATCTAGATACTTACTTCCTAGAATTTGATAATGGTTCTGGATCTAAATTCAGAGAAGTATTCCTTACAGAGAATGATGCTATTACCGATGGTTCAAATCCATTTGGTAACATTGTTGATTACAATGAGACAATTACTCCAGTAATCGGAACCACAAAACCAAGCAACTTTACTCTTCTTGAAAGAGGTAATGGTTTCAATCCCGATACCGATGTTGTAGTATCAAAAGGTAGACAAGCAAATGGTGATTTTGTATACAATACAACATTTGGTCTATCATACTTTGATCCTCAATTCTTTACTAAGATTCAACTAGATGAACCTATTACTGTACAGGATAGTTTTACTCCTGGTAAGTATGTCTACGGTCTTGAGAGTGGAGCGTATGGTGTTGTAGAAGGTCCTACTGATGGATATTATACCACAAGAAAAACCTTGATGGTAAAAACTCTATTTGGTAATTTCCAATCAGGTGAAGTAATTCGCGACGAAAATAATAACTCTCTTAGAGTTGCTAAAGATAATACTATTTCACACTTTATTGTTAATAACAGAGGTGCTAGTTATGTTGCTGGTTCTCTCTTAAGAATTGATGGTGTTGACTATGATTCGTCTAAAGTAACTCTTGATATTCAAAGTGGATCTATTATCTCTGCTTCTATTTTGAATAGACAACTATTTAATGTTGAGTATTCTAAACCACCAGTCGTTACTGTTGTTCAAGGATCATCTGGTGGGACACCAACAGCAGCAGTAATTACACCAGTTCTTGTAAGAAATGCAGTAACTACTTACACTCCACAAAATGTTAAGTCTTTCCATGCTCTCTATGGTTCTGGTGGATCAAATATCTTTACATCAGATATTGAAGTAACTAAAGAGAAGTATACTGAAGTAACATCCGTCACTGACTTTACTTTTAGTGGTGAGCAAGGTAGAAAGTATATTGAATGTAATGGATTTGGTGGTGATGCCTCTAAGTTCTTACAGCAAGGTGATTTAATTCAATTTACTGATACTTCCGATACAGTTATTCGTGCTATCGTTCAGCAAGCAACTCAACCAGAAGGTGTTCTTAAATCAAGAGTTTATCTAGACAGATCTCTTCCTGAAGGAGTAAGTAATAGTAGCGTTGTTAGAGTTCGCCCTAATATCAGCAACTTTAACCAGGGAACACTCCTGTATAAGACTGGAACTTCTCAAGTAAGTTCTATTGTAGCAGATAGCGAAGATTCTAAGATTTCGTACTTCTTGCGTAGAGAGTTTGTTACTACTGGAAATGGTGGTAGTAACAATCTAATTACATTTGCAGCAAATCTACCATTTGGAACTCAAAGATTTGTCTCATTCAATGAAAGTAATTTCCTAATTACAATTTTAGATCCAGGTGATGCTCCTAATATTACAAAGGGAGATATCATTTATGTCACCGAAAACCAAGTAAAAATTCAAGCATCGGTAGATTCTGCAAGTGGATTAACTTCTGGTAGTGTTACTCTAGAACTTCCACAGACATATTTTGGAACAATTCCAAGTGGTGGTGCATATCCAAAGTTGAAACTGACTGCAACTCTTGAAGTTACAAAAGCAAAACCAAGATTAAAGACATCAGTTATCAATAAGCGCATTGTTGTTGATTCTGCTGGAGATCGTATCATTCCTTTCCGTGGTAAGGACTACGATTCTGAAACTCTCACAGTTTCAAGTTATGCTGACGCATTTAAACTGAGATATGTTTACGAAGGTTCTTCTTCAGAACCACCAGTTGTAGATAGAAACGGTGTTCTTGTTAGTGGAACTGATATCACAAACAGATTTACGTTTGATGATGGACAAAGAGATACAGTATATGATGTCTCACGTATTGTACTAAAACCAGGATTTGATGCTCCAAGTGGACAACTCGTAGTTGCATTTGACTATTTTGAGCATACTCAAGGTGACTTCTGTACTGTTGATTCTTATCTACACGAAGCAGGTGTTGGGTCTGAAGACATTCCATCATTCAACTCTCCTGTTCTAGGAAAAGTTTCTCTGAAAGATGTTCTTGATTTTAGACCAAAAGTAGACAGTAGTTCAATCATCTCTGGTTTCCAGAACAACGCCCTACTATCATCTTCTTCTACAAGATCATTCACTGGTTCTGGTGGTGTTATTAGCAGCACACCTGCTCCAGATTCAAATCTTGAATTCACTTTCTCATTCACACAGACACAGTATCTTGACAGAATTGATGGTATCTTCTTGAACAAGAAAGGACAATTTGTTATCAAAGAAGGTAACTCTTCTCTGAACCCAACAAAACCAGATCCTGTAAGTGATGCTATCCCACTATACTATGCCTACATTCCAGCATTTACTCAAAGCAGTAAGGATGTAAGAATTACTCCTGTTGATAACCGTCGTTACACAATGCGTGACATCGGTAAATTGGAGAAACGCATTGAGCGTCTTGAGTATTATACACTTCTTAGCGTACTAGAGCAACAGGCTCTTAACATGCAGATTGTTGATTCTGCTGGTGTAAATCGCTTTAAGAGTGGATTTATCGTAGACAACTTTGAGACTCATAGAATTGGATCTCTACAATCTATTGACTATAAGTGTTCTATTGATACACAACAGTCAGTAATGAGACCACAATCCAAAGAAGATTCATTTGCTTTGGTTGAAGTTAATACAAGAGAAGATCAAAGATCTGTTGCAGGTTATTCAAAAACTGGAGATAGAATTACACTTCCATACTCTGAACTAGAGTTGCTAGGAAATAATTTTGCAACTAAGAAGATCAATCCAAATCCATTTGTTGTTCTACAATATGTTGGTGACTCGTTTGTAAGTCCAAGTGTGGATTCTTGGTATGACACCAAGACAGAACCACTTATTAATGACAACAATACAAATCTGTATTCTATTTTCTTAGCAAAAACAGAACTCAGAGATGCATTCTCAAGTCTATACAATTCGTACAAGATTAATTGGTTGGGTGCAAATAGATCTTTCTTTAATCTAGGATCTTTCGCAACTGTTAATAGCGATGTCTCAACCGAGTCAGTAACAAATGCTTCTGTATCAAGTTCTTCTAACATTAGTCCTGAGAACAATGAGATCGGAAAAGGAATCTCTACTAAAGGTGTTGGTTCTAATGTAATCTCCACATCACTTTCATTCTTTGCTAGAAGTGTTCCCGTACAATATAAGATCAATCGTTTGAAACCAAACACAAAGATCTATGTCTTCATGGAAGGCAGAAATATTGCTCGCTGGGTAAATCCAGACTTTAGATATACTGGTATTGCAGGAAACTCACTATCAGCATTTAATGGTGAAATTACTACTGATGAAAATGGTAATGCTAGTGGCATCATCTTGATTCCTGCTGGTAAACCACCAAGAGAAAATGCTGTCTGGACTGGCAACGTTGATACCGTAATCTATGATAATGATGCTGATGAGATTAGATTTACAACTGGTGCTAAGACAATCAGATTTACCTCAAGTTCTACAGATGCTGCTAAGGAAACTGTAGATGCTTATGCTGAAGTCAAGTTCTACGCAACTGGTCTTCTCCCAGAGAATCCATCTTCAATCGTTTCTACATCACCATCATTCTTCAAAGCAAATGAAGGAACTCAGATTACCGATAGCAATACCGATAATCCAATCAAACCAAATCCACTTGCACAGACATTTAAGGTAGAAGGTTTTGAGGGTGGTTTGTTTACCACTGGTGTTGATCTATTCTTTGCAACCAAAAGTGATAATATTCCACTTAGAGTATATCTAACTGATGTACAAAATGGAAAACCAGGAAAGAATATTGTTCCTGGAACTCAAACTGTATTGACTCCAAGCACATATCTGAGAGTTGTTGCAAGCGACACATTAAAGATTACCAAGGGAGAAAATGCAACGGGATCTATTTCTAATGCATCTGGTCCTATCTCACGTGTCTTTGATAAGAATAACATTGAGGTAACACCATCTACAACTGGTGTGTTTAGTCTAACTAGTGATCAAGTATACACTCTACTACTAAGCAACCATAACGGAACTTCTTTCCGTCAAGATGAAAATCTATCAATTCCTTCACTAACCGAAGATAATAATCTTACTAACACTACAAAGACTCTCAAGATTGCAAAAGATTCTGGTAGAGTTACAGATCTACGTATCAAAAATACTGGATCTAATTACACATCAGCAATCGTAACTATTGAAAGTCCACAACTTCCTGGTGGTGGTAATTCCACTGCTACGGTTAGAGTTTCTGGTGGAAAGGTATACAACACAGAGATTGTTCTTTCTGGTTCTGAGTACACCGAACCTCCTGCAGTTGTTATCGGTGGAACTGGAACAGGAAATGCTGGTGCAGAGATTGAGTCGTTCCTAACGATTGATTCACCTGCTGTACGAATGGGTATTGCGATTGATACCGAAGGTGTTACTGAGTCAACAACTCCAACGAACTTTAAGTTTGACTACCCAGTATATCTAGAAAATGATACTGAGTATGCTTTAGTTGTAGAAACTGATTCGGTTGATTATGAAATGTGGGCATCACAACTTGGTGAAGTTGAAATTGCTACAAGCACAATTGTTACTACACAACCTGCTCTTGGATCTCTATTCAAGTCTCAAAATACTAATGCTTGGACAGAAGATCTCTTTGAAGATGTCAAGTTCAAACTATATCGTGCTGAGTTTGATATTTCAAGAACAGCATCTCTACTACTAACTAACGAAAATCTTGGTTATGAAAAACTAGATCTAGATCCTATTGAAACTAATGCAGGATCTAACACTACTGCAACTTCTACTCTATTCAAGAACAACAACTTTGTTGTTAAAGTCAATCATCCCGATAATGGATTCTCTGCCGATAAGAAGTCTTATGTCTTCTTTAAGGGAGCACAGGATGTTGGTGGAGTAAATGCAACTCAATTAAATGGTGAACTATTCCAAGTATCCAATGTAGGTGTTGATTACTATAACATCACTTCTTCTAATAGAGCATCTGCAAACGCATTTGGTGGTGGATCTACTTTAATGGCATCTTACAACAGAAAGTTTGAAAAGATCCATGCAGTCGTTCCAAACCTAGCATTTAGCGGAACAAAAGTTGAAAGTTATGTGAAGACTACAAATGTATCTCCTGTAGATGACAACGTTAACACATTTACTTCATA